AACAAAGAATCGTAATGGGCGCTCATATCCAGTTAGCGTTCTCGAAAATGAAGTAAATCGTTATATGAAAGAGTACGTTGATAAGAATCGCGCATTCGGTGAGCTCGGACATCCAGAGTCTCCAACGATTAATCTAGAGCGCGTCTCTCATATGATCACTAATATTACAAAGAACGGAAACGTCTTTGAAGGTAAGGCAAAAGTTCTTGACACGCCTATGGGTAAAATTGCCAAGAATTTGATGGAAGCAGGGGCTACTCTCGGCGTTTCTTCGCGCGGAATGGGTTCTCTCAAAAACGAAGGTGGTGTAAACATTGTTCAACCAGACTTCTATCTCGCTACTGCAGCTGATATTGTTGCAGATCCATCAGCTCCAGGTGCTTTCGTTCAAGGTATTATGGAAGGTAAAGAGTGGGTGTGGGATAACGGTCTCGTCAAAGAACTTGATGTAAATGCATACTATGAAGAAATTAAAACAGCAAAGCAAAAACAGCTCGACGACATCTCTTTGAAGATCTTTGAGAACTTTTTGTCAAAGTTATAAGTTTTATAAATAATAATACCTCTTCAGGAGTTTTTAAATGAAACATAAATCATTACATGAATCAGCAGCAGAAATTCTTGCAGCGTCTGTTGCAGGCGCAGGAAAAGAACCACTGCCAATGTCAGACATGTTAATGAATCCGCCAGTAGATTTAGGTGGAGAAATGACAACAGGAGATGTTACTGCTGTTGGTGATGCAGCTTCTCAATCAATGGAAGCATCACCAAAGCCAGGTCAACCTGGAGCTCCTGCTGAAGAAATGAAGACAGTCGAAAACGAATCAGAAGAAACTGAAGAGAAAGAGGAAGAAGGAGAGGAAGAAGAAAAGCCAGAAGCAATGATGGAAGCTCTCATTGCAGAGCATGGCGAACAAGTTATCCTCGAAAGTCTTATTTCAGAACACGGCGAACAGGCTGTGTATACTCAAATTCTAGAAAGTTTTGTTGCCGAGTATGGTGAAGATGCAGTCACAGACGCATTCATCGATACATTGTCAGAAGAAATTGGAGATGAAAAATTACTTGATTTGATTGCTGAGTCTGTAGTTCCTGCATTCCACGAACAACAATTAACTGAAGAACAATTTAATGTTCTTCAAGAACAATCAACCTCATTCATCACCGAAATGCAAACTCTTTCTGAAGAAGATTTTGAGAACTATATCTCAAATCTTACAGAAGAAGAATTTATTTACGCAATTCAATTATCGTCTCTCAACGAAGAATATCTCGTTGAATTCTTAAAGAAGATCGGCAAAGCACTTAAGAAAGGTGTGAAGGCTGTTGGTAAGGTAGCAAAGAAAGCAGTTAAGGTTGTTGCAAAAGCAGCACCACTTCTTTCATTCATCCCTGGTGTTGGTACTGCAGTCGGTGCAGTTGCTGGCAAACTATTAGGTGGAATCGGTTCAAAGATTGCAGGCAGTGCGCTTGGTAAAGCAGTTTCTGCTGGTGCTTCAAAACTCGGTTCATCTGTACTTGGCAAGGCAGCACTTTCAGCAGGTAAGGGTGCACTACAAGGTGGTGTATCAAGCGTACTACAAGGTGGCAAATTCTCACAAGGAGCCAAGTTGGGCGCAGTAACTGGACTTGCTTCACCAATCGTTAATAAAGTTGCTGGTGGTTTGGCAAAAGCCACTGGTTCTGCTGCAATCGGTCAAACAGGAGCAGATGCTCTTGCTGGTGGTCTTGCAAACAAGGCAATGGGCGGCAGCTTCAGTCAAGGCGCAAAAACTGGCGCTATCGGTTCAGTAGTTGGCAGAGTTGCTGGTGGAATTGGCGATGCCATTCAACAGAGAACTGGATCTGACACAGCAGGAAATGTTGCGCGTGATGTTGCTACTGCAGTTGCTGATAAAGCAGCAAATCGCACAAAGGCAGCGTCATACGGTGATCAAGAAGGTTCTGATGAAGCACCAGAGCAAGATGATGTTGAGCAACCAACACGTGTTGCTCAAACAACACCACAAGAAAGAGAAGAAGATGAGGATGCAGATAGCCCATCAAACTTCATGAGAGGCGTGAGAGCAAATAAAGTTGCCGCTCGTCGCCCAGCAACAAGAGGTGCTGCTGTACGAAATGTTGCTGAAGAAACTGATGATCTTTTAAATGAACTATCAGCACTCAATGAAGAACAATTAGATGCATTTATCAGCTCACTCAGTGAAGAAGAATTTGAAGCACTCAATGAATTTGTTGGTCCACTAGCACGTGTTGGTGTTGCTGCTGGTAAAGCAGGTAAAGCACTAGTTGTTGCTGGTAAGAAAGCTGCATCTGGTCCAAAGGCTGCGAAAATTTCTGCAGCAGAAAAAGCAGCTGCAATAACTGCACAAGTTGCAACTAAATCAAAGGCTGGTGCTGCGCTTAAAACAGTTGGTAGAGTTGCAGGAAAACTTGCCCTACCAGTAACAGCTGGTCTTGCAGCATATGATGCTAAGAAAGGTTGGGATGTTGATCCAAATGCAACAACAGGCAAGAAAGCATTGAATGCTCTTCAAGGTGCTGCTTCTGGTGCAACATTAGGATTAATTCCTGGACCAACAAAAGCCGCTGCGCCAGCAAAGAAACCAGTTGCACCAACTAAGAAAAGTGCAGTTCCTGGAACTGACACACCAGCTGGATATGACAAATTTGGTCGTCCAGCAGGATCAAAAGATTTTGGTGTATCGCCAGCTCAAGTAAGAGCACGTCCTGCAGTAACTGCAGCAAAACCAGCTGCTATGGGTGATGAACAGCGATATGGCAAAACTGGTGCTGCAATTCGCGGTGCTGATAAAGATGCATATGCTAAGAGAAAAGACAGTGCATATCTACAATCAATGGGTATCACTGCTGCTCCTGGATCAGCAGAAGCAAATACGCAATTGCTACAAAAATTAAAAGACGGCAAAAAGCCAACTGCTGCTGCACCAGCTGCAGCTGTAGTATCAGAACCAACTCAAGCAACGACACCTGCACAACAATCAGTGACTGCTGGTGGAAGCAAATGGGATGATTTGTCATCATGGGAAGCAAATCCAATTGCTCGTGGCGATGCTGGTGAAAGAGAAGATTATGAAGAGGCACCAACAACACCAGAGAAAGCAGGTGTTGGTATTTTTAGAACTCCAACAGGAGAGAAAACCAAACTAAGAAAAGCAATTCCAAACGAGATTGCCAACATCGTTGGTGGTCTTGCTGGTGGTGTAGGACAGGCTTTCAAAATCAAAGAACTCGGTTATAAGAAACCAGGATCAAGAGTAAATGAACAATTTGAGGACTCTAACATGAATGACGTAAACGGAGAAGAAACAACAATGGAAACAACAGAACTTACCGAAGAGCAAATTCGTGAAGAGAGAATGCTCGCTATTAAAGAAGCGGTAAAGCAATTCAAAGGAAACATGAGAGAAGATGTTGATGCTCTTTTCAACGGCGAGTCTCTTTCCGAAGAATTCCGTGCAAAAGCCACTTTGATTTTCGAATCAGCTGTGTCTTCTCGCGTTGAAAGCATTCTCGAACAAGTTATGGAACAGAACGATGCCGTTCTTGCCCAAGCATATGATGAGATCAAAGATCAACTAACAGAACAAGTTGATGAGTATCTCAATTATGTTGTTGAGCAATGGATGACTGAGAATCAAGTTGCCATCGAGACAGGACTACGTGCTGAACTCGCTGAAGACTTTATCTCTGGTCTACGTTCATTGTTCCAAGAACATTATATCGAAATTCCTGAAGAGAAAGTTGATGTTGCAGAAACACTTGCAGCAGAACTTGAACAAGCAGGTGAATATGTTGAGACAGTTCATCAACATATTGAAGCACAAAACGTTGCAATCGCTGATCTTCAAGAGCAGTTGAATGCAGTCAAGAAAGAAAAAGCAATTGATAATTTCTGCGAAGGACTCACAGCAGTCCAAGCAGCAAAAATGAAGTCGCTCGCAGAGGGCGTGGAGTTCACCGCAGAAGGTGATTTTGAAGAAAAACTCGCAGTACTACGCGAGAACTACTTCCCAACTAAAGTACAAGTGAAAAGTGAGGTAAAGGAAATTCAACAAGCAATGCTTAATGAAGAACCAGAAGTAGAACAAACCAATAATATTATGGCTCGTTATGTCAAAGCAATCGCAAAAACGGCTCCAAAAGCCTAATTTAATTTAACTGAGGAAACACTAAATGTATATCAACGAAACATATGCAAAGAAGTGGGCACCAGTTCTTGATCACCCAGAACTCCCAGCAATCAGCGACCCTTACAAGCGCGCAGTTACTGCTCTCGTTCTAGAAAATCAAGAGCGTGCTCTACAAGAAGAAGCTCGTTCAATGCAAAACCTATGGGAAGCATCCCCAGCTAACGCTATGGGAACAGGCTCACCAAATGGTCTTGCAGGCGCAGCAGGTGCACCAGTTGCTGGATTTGATCCAGTTCTAATTGGTCTCGTACGTCGTGCACTACCAAACCTAATGGCTTATGACATCTGCGGCGTTCAGCCAATGACTGGTCCAACAGGTTTGATTTTCGCAATGCGTTCACAATACGCCAACGCAACAGCAATGACAGGTGAAGCTCTCTATAACGAAGCAAACACCCATTATGCTGGTGCTGCTGGTGCAAACCCACTTGCAACATTGAACGCAAACATTGCAAACGTCACCCTAGCCAACACTGGTACAGGTATGACAACTGCAGTTGCAGAAGACAAGACTCTAGAATATATGGGCTTCCAAATCGATCGCGTTGCTGTTACAGCAAAGTCACGCGGTTTGCAAGCAGCCTATACGCTAGAACTTGCACAAGATCTCAAGGCAATCCACGGTCTCGATGCAGAAACAGAATTGACAAATATTTTGTCAACTGAAATTCTTGCAGAAATCAACCGCGAAGTTGTCCGTACGATCTATGCAACAGCAAACATCGGTATCGTAGGTCTATCAACAGCACAATTCAACCTATCTTCTTCAGCCGACACAAGCGGTCGCTGGCAGGTAGAAAAGTACAAGTCACTCTTGTTCGCCGTTGAGCGTGCTGCTAATAAGATCGCAAAAGATACCCGTCGCGGCAAGGGCAACATGCTCATCGTTTCAACCGATGTTGCATCAGCTCTTTCAATGACTGGTCTTTTGGACTATAACTCTGCTCTAACAAACAACACAAATCTAATGGTTGACGATACAGGCAACACATTCGCTGGATTGCTCTTCGGACGCATCAAAGTGTTTGTTGACCCATATTCTGTCGCTGGTACAGATTACGCTGTTGTTGGTTACAAGGGTGCAACACCTTATGACGCTGGCTTGTTCTACTGCCCATACGTTCCATTGCAGATGGTACGTGCAGTTGATCCAACAACATACCAGCCAAAGGTCGGCTTCAAGACACGTTATGGTCTCGTAGCAAACCCATTCGCAACAGCAGCTGGTCTTGGTGCTCTCGCAAACGACACAAACTACTACTATCGTAGATTCCAAGTGTTGAACATCAACCAGTAATAGTATTACCAAACTTATAAAAATAATAAGGTAATGTGACTCGGGGGGAGACGAAAGTCTCCCCCTTTTTTATTTCGCTAAATAAATGAGTGATGGAGGACATTAGATGACAGCACTCACGCGAAATCCTGTAAACACAGATCTATTACAACCACATAAATTTCAAATCACATTTGATCGATTACCAAATGTGACATACTTCTGTCAGACAGCAAGCCTTCCTGGCATTTCATTGACAGAAGTGCAACACTTTACACCATTCATTGATTTGTTTCGTCCAGGAGAGAAGGCAATTTATGATACCTTCAACACTCAGTTTCTTGTCAATGAAGATTTAAGTCCATGGTTTGAGTTGCACGATTGGATTCGTTCTGCAACATTTCCTACTGATTTTGAAGAATATGTGAATTTGGCTCGAACAACAAGATCAGGATTTGATCAAAGTTTGGCAACAAATAGAAGACCTGCAGTGTATACTGACGGAACTCTTGTAATTTATTCAAACAAAAATAATCCAAGATTCCGAATTAAATTCCGCGACATTTTCCCAAACTATGTCGGTTCTATCAATTTTAATACTCTTGATAATGCAGAAACGACAGTAACTTGCGACGTATCTTTTAGATTCTCTTACTATGATATTGAGAAACTAGAAGTATAGACTATCCGCGAAACACCACATAGTGATTATACTGGTGCAATTTATATAAGACAACTCTTGCTTTAACTTGTCTTTTGATTGAAGATGTTATATACTATGCTCTATGAAAATAGAAACTCCTCCTCTCGAAGAATTAATGCAGCAATGGGAAAAAGACTCAGAAGTTGATACAACTGAGCCTGGAAAAGAAATCCTGCGCATTCCATTACTTCATAACAAATACAACAAATACTTGTCATTACATAATCTTGCTGCAAGACGCGCAGCATTAGAGTTTGACAAACTCAAGAAACTCAAATGGATGTATTACAACGGCAAGTTAGACCAAGAAGAATTGGATAAACTTGGTTGGGAACCATTTCGATTTACTCTTAAATCAGACATACAAGTCTATCTTGATGGTGACGATGATCTTGCTAAACTCAAACGCAAGAAAGCCTATCACGAAGAAGCAGCAAGTTTCTGCACCAACGTCATGAAGGAACTGAATAATCGCACGTGGCAGTTGAAAGAGTACATGGGCTGGGAGAAGTTTATCCAGGGTGCTCGATGATAGAACACGTCGTTGTTGAAAAAGTAAATAACATCTATGTCCAAGTGACTGCTGAACCTGCCATCTTGCAAGAGATGTCAGAGTTTTTTACATTTTCAACTCCAGGCTATCAATTTTCCCCTGCCTTTCGCAATAAATACTGGGACGGAAAGATTCGACTTTTGAATCTAAACACACGACAAATCTATCTTGGTTTAGTTCCGTATATCAAAAAGTTTTGCAAGGACAGCAACTACACCTGCGAGTATATCGATGAAGAAAAGGAAGTCTACCCGATTGACACAAAGAATCTTGCGAACGCTCTATCACTTCCGATGGAGCCGAGAGATTATCAGTATCTCGCTTCTAGCGTCGGACTTACGAAGAAGAGAACTGTACTCATTTCACCAACAGCGTCAGGAAAATCACTAATCATCTATATGATGATCCGCCACCTGTTGAACACAGGTAAGAAGCGTGGATTGTTGATTGTTCCCACGATTAATCTCGTCACTCAGATGCATAGTGACTTTAAGAACTACTCATCTGTCAATGGATGGGATGTAGACAAGTATTGTCAGAAGATTTATGGTGGTGAAAGTAAAATTCCCGATAGTGATTTGATTATCTCTACATGGCAGTCAATCTATGATATGCCGAAGAAATACTTTGCTCAGTTTGATTTTATCATCGGCGACGAAGCACATACGTTCAAAGCCAAGTCACTGACTTCTATCATGACTAAACTCATCAACTGTGATGTGCGTATTGGTACGACAGGTACACTTGATGACAGTAAAGTAAACAAGTTAGTTCTTGAAGGATTATTTGGACCAACGTTCAAAGTTATTTCCACAAAAGAACTTATTGAACGAAAGCAATTAGCCAACTTCAGCATTAAGTGTATTGTATTGAAGTATCCAGAAATAGTTTGCAAATCAATCAAAGGATTCACATATCCTGATGAAATGAACTTCTTGACTCAACACGAAGGGCGCAATCGATTCATCACTGATCTTGCATTAAATCTCAAAGGCAATAGTCTTGTATTGTTTACTTATGTTGAAAAACACGGTAAACTATTATATGAATGGATAACTGAAAAAGCAAATGGGCGAAAAGTATTCTTTATCCACGGTGGGGTTGAAGCAGAAGATCGTGAAGCAGTGAGACATATCACTGAACAAGAAAACGATGCGATCATTGTGGCAAGTTACGGAACGTTCTCAACAGGCGTTAATATTCGTAATCTACATAATATTATATTCTCTTCACCAACAAAGAGTAAGATTCGAGCATTGCAATCTATCGGTCGTGTACTGCGTCTAGGTGAAAATAAAGAAGCAGCCACGTTGTACGATATCGCTGATGATCTACGTTATGGTCCTTATACAAACTTCACATTGAAGCACTATGAGGAACGAGTGAAGATCTACAGTGAAGAAAAATTTCCTTTCACAACCAATAACGTAAGGATAAACTAATGTCTGAAGATCCAGTAGAATATAAACCAAGAGGTGAATTAAAGTTTGTTCGCCTTCGTTCAATTCCAGATGATATCATTGGATATGTAACGTACAAACAAGATTATGTCACAGTAGAATTGCCATTGCGAATTGAAATCGAAACTTTATTTGATGAGGGTCGACAAATCTTAGCAATGCAAGAATATCTTCCGCAATCAGTGATTGAGATTAAAGAAGTTGATTTCAGTACTGACGAGGTTCTGTTTGCAACGCCAGTTCGTGCAGAGTTTGTTGAGCAATATGAATACGTTGCTGATTTCTTTTATAATAACACTACCAATTTCAAAGAACCAATCAAAAAGAAAACTAAAAAGATGGAAGGCAATCCAGAAACAGTTGAAAAGGTTGTTTCTATCCTTGAAGCAATGGCAAATAAAAAAGACAAACCAGTACACTAATTATGGCAAAGAATCACTATATCAATAACAAAGATTTTCTTCGTGAAATGACAAAGTATCGAACAGCAATTCGAAAGGCAAAACGCCAAGGATTGCCAAAGCCACAGATCCCACGATATGTTGCTGAATGTTTTATGAAGATCGCTGAAAATTTATCGCACAAACCAAACTTCTTGTCATATACTTTTAGAGACGAAATGGTTGCTGATGCAATTGAAAACTGCGTAATGTACGTTGACAATTTTGACCCAGCAAAATCAAGCAATCCATTTGCCTATTTCACTCAAATAGTATATTATGCATTCTTACGTCGCATTCAGAAAGAAAAGAAACAATTGTATGTTAAATACAAATCTACTGAGACTGCTGGAATACTCGACGAGTATGAACTCAATGAGAACGAGGATGGAACCTTCAGGCAGTTTGAGTTGTATGAAAACATCTCTGAGTTTATTGTAAATTATGAGAATGCTCGCAAAGCAAAGAAAGCCAAGCGTGCTGGTTTGGAGAAGTTTGTAGATGAAGATAGCAATATTGGGTGATACTCACTTTGGTATGAGAGGCGATAGCATTGCCTTCCATAATCATTATCGTGAGTTCTATACTAAACACTTTTTTCCTTATTTGGTGGACCATGGAGTTAGGACCATCTTTCAACTTGGTGATCTGTTTGATCGTCGGAAGTATATTTCTTTTCAGTCTCTTGCTCTTTGCCGCAAGTATTTTTTTGATGAGATTACTCGGCTTAATCTAGAGTGTCACACTCTGCTTGGAAATCATGACATCACATTCAAGAATACACTTGAGGTCAATTCGCCAGAGTTACTGCTCAAAGACTATCCAAACGTTATTGTTTACAATGAGCCAACAGAATGGCAAGGTATTGATATCATTCCTTGGATCTGTAAAGACAATGAACTAGAAATTCTAGACTTTATCAAGCGCAGCACTAATCATGTTTGCTTTGGTCATTTCGAACTGCAAGGATTTGAAATGGATCGTGGTAACATCTGTCACGAAGGTATGGATCCTTCTATCTTGCAGAAGTATGATCTAGTTTTATCTGGTCACTTCCACCACAAGAGCAATAGTGGCAGTATTGTATATGTTGGCACTCCTGGTGAAATGACTTGGGCTGACTATAATGATGAGCGTGGATTTCACATCTATGATACTGAAACCCGCCAATTAGAATTCATAAAGAATCCGCTGCAAATGTTTTACAAGATTCAATACAATGATGATGAATTGTATTATAATGATCTTGTCAACGCAGACTATTCGCATCTTACAAGTAAGTATGTCAAGATTGTCGTTGAAAAACGAAACAATTCATTCTTGTTTGATACATTGCTAGATTCACTCGCAAAAGTAAATCCACTTGAATTATCAGTTGTTGAAGACTTTTCTGAAATTACTGATAATGTTGATGTTGATATTGACCAAGCAGAAGATACAATGACAATCTTAAATAAGTATGTTGATGGCTTGACATTGCCAGTAGAATCAGATAAAATAAAGACTGTTCTGCGCGATGTATATAACGAAGCATTGTCTATGGAGACAGCGTGATTCTATTTAAAAAAGTTCGTTACAAGAATTTCCTTTCCACTGGAAATGTCTTTACTGAAATCTCTCTAAATGAAAACGCCACGACATTGATCGTCGGTGAAAATGGTGCAGGTAAGTCAACATTCCTGGACGCCATTACGTTCTCATTATTTGGTAAACCATTCCGCAATATCAATAAGCCACAACTTGTAAATTCTGTCAATGAAAAAGATTGCCTCGTTGAAGTTGAGTTTGATATTGGCAAGAAGTCATATAAAGTTATTCGTGGCATTCGACCAAACGTATTTGAAATCTATTGCGATGGTGATCTGTTAAATCAAGACGCAAGATCTAAAGATTATCAGGATCATCTAGAGAAACTTATTCTCAAGATGAATTATAAGTCATTTACTCAGATTGTGATCCTTGGTTCAACCAACTTCACTCCATTCATGCAGTTATCAGCAGCGGATCGCCGCACTGTTATCGAAGATCTGCTTGACATCCAGATCTTTTCAGCCATGAATGTGATTGTCAAAGGCAAACTACACACACTCAAAGATGAAGCAGCACAATTAAAAATTCAAATTGACAATACTAAAGATAAAATCGAACTACACAAGAAACATCTTGACGAACTTAAGAAGAATACAAAAGAAATCGTAGATGCAAAGAAACAAGAAGTGACTGAAAACACGGCATCACTCTCGGCACTTGAAATCGAAGCGACTGACAAAGAAACGCAAATTGAAAGTTTATTCAACGAAGTATCAGACGACGATTCAACCAGTAAAAAATTCAACAAACTAAATCAACTTGAAGCCAAGATTGAAGGGAATATTCAGAAACTCGAGAAAGACATCGAGTTTTATTCTGTAAATTCGACTTGTCCAACCTGCGATCAGGCTATCAATAACAAAGACGAAAAAGTACACACTTGTAACAGTAAAATCACAGAACTAACCGAAGGTCTAAACAAACTAAAGGAAGAGAGTGATGCCGTTCTACGTCGAATCAATACAATTAAATCAACCCAACAAACTCTCAAAACTCTTGAGCAAGATCTTGTGCGGATCAATACTTCTCGCAAGCAGGTTCGAAACTATATTACGAAACTTGAAAAAGAAATTGGTGAAATAGAAAGCAAACCAGCCATGAGCGATGAGTTCAAGGCACAATCAAAAGAGTTGCTCAACGCATTACAAGCATTTAACGAAAAAAGAAAAACGGTATCTGAACAAACACAACATTATGATATTGTCGCGCAGTTGCTTAAAGATGGCGGGATTAAGTCGAAAATCATTAAGCAGTACGTGCCAGTTATAAACAAACTGGTAAATAAGTATTTGGCTGCGATGGACTTCTTTGTCAACTTCAACATTGACGAGGAGTTCAAGGAGACCATCAAGTCTCGTCACCGAGATGATTTCAGTTATGAAAATTTCTCAGAAGGTGAAAAGAAACGTATTGATCTAGCACTGTTGTTCACTTGGAGGTCGGTCGCCAAACTAAAGAACAGTGTCAATACCAATCTTCTCATCTTCGACGAGGTCTTTGATGGTTCTCTTGACATCAATGGCACTGAAGAATTTATGAAGTTGATAAATATGTTTGCTGATAATACAAACATCTTTGTGATCACTCACAAGACTGATCAGATGGTTGATAAATTTAAACACACAATTCGATTTGGCAAAGTGAAGAATTTCTCACAGGTGATTTAAAATGGAAAGATTGGTCAAATATTACAAAGGCGATTTGATTGAATATAGCATATTCAAACTAGTTGACTTTTACGATCCAATTCTTCGCCAACCAACAATTCCATGGGATCATAAAAAGTATGATCCAAAGGAATCAGAATATTTGGGGTTCTCTCTGGCTGAAACATTACAGAAACTCGGCGGTCTTGGTTTATCAGCCAACCAAGTAGGACTACCTCATAAAATTTGTGTAGTGAATATGGGTGAACATGGAATATGGACAATGTTCAATCCAGAAATTATTGAACATGGAGAGAAATTATCTGAATACTCTGAAGGATGTTTATCATATCCTGGACTATATCTGAAACTTCCAAGATACGATCATATCAAAGTGAAGTTTCAAGCAATGTATGGTCAAGAAGTGATTCATGAGTTTGATGGATTGACTGCTGTTTGTGTTCAACACGAATTAGATCATTTGAATGGAATTGTGTATACTGATAAAGTCAGTCCAATTAAACTTGATCAAGCAAAAAGAAAAGTCAAGAAGAATCTGAAGAAGATGAAAGCATTAACAGAGTCGCGAGAGATTCTAGAAATGCAACAGCCAACACAAGAGATTGTGAAGAAACAAGAACAAACTGAGGCTGAAAAATTCGTCTATTCCACTGGTTGACGTAAGTTATTGATTTTATTCGAGTTTTTTCTATTTACGATGTGACTGTAATCAGCGACAATACTTGATTACGGTAACAATTAGGTGAGTATGAAAAAGTCCGTGAAGCGTGGCTGGCGCTCAGATTTTAGTTCAAAAACCCCTGAAATTATACGTGAAAACAATAAGCGGATTTATAATAACCTGAAAAAAACTGATCCTGTGAAGGCTGAAATCTTTAGGCAAAAATACCTGTCGTAAGTTATTGATTTTATTCGAGTTTTTACTGTTGTTTTTCTAGCCGTTTTAGGGGACAATGGTTGTATGAAAACGAATTTACAGGCTTCTAAATCGATCCTCGCCAAACTCTTGGCGAGCGAGAATATCACCGTCTCTCACCAAAATGTTCGAACGGCATACTTCGACCTCAAGAATCGCACGATGGTTCTTCCTGTCTGGAAGGACATGGACGGCGACTTGTATGACTTGTTAACAGGTCACGAAGTCGGTCATGCTTTGAACACTCCTGATGATGGCTGGCACAATCAAGTCAAAGAAAGTGACAAGAAATTCAAAGATTTCTTGAATGTCATCGAAGATGCGCGCATTGAGAAACTTGTCAAGCGCAAGTTCCCTGGACTTTCAAAGTCTTTTGCTCGTGCTTACACTTCTCTCTATGAACGCGATTTTTTCGGCGTCAAGAAACTTGACGACCTCAGCAAACTCAATCTGATCGATCGCATCAACCTGCGCTTCAAGATGGGTTCACATGTTGTTGTTGAATTCAATGACTTCGAGCGTGACATCGTTCGTGAAGTTGAGGCTGCTGAAACGTGGGATCAAGTTGTTGATATTGCTCGCCGTGTGTATGAGTACACCAAACAAAATGAGCAAGACAAGATTCAGAACAAACAAGACCTGCAAGAGCAGATGAAAGAAGAGCGTCAGCAGGATCAAGATGATTCTGGCGAGTACGATGACGTTGATGATGATTCTGACTATGAAGATAACATCGATGGCAACGATGACTCTGATCTAGACGAAGAATCAGACGGCACTGATGCTGAAGATTCTCAGGATCAAACTGAGTCAGATGAAGAAGAATCTGACAGCAACCAGTATTCTTCTGGTGGCGGTGATGATGGGGAAGAACAAGAAGATGAAGATGAGCCGCAGTCTGTAACTGATCGCAATTTCCGTCAGCGTGAGCAGGAATTGGTCAATGAGACTGGTAAAATCTTCATGTATGAGTTGCCTGATGCTGTTCTTGAGAACATCATTCTCCCGAACACGGAAGTTGTGAATGATCTTGAGACATTCTTCCGTGCGCAAGTTGAAGACCCGAATCGTCGTTATGGTCATCATGGTATTGCATACGATACTGTTGTTCAAAAGTGTGTCCGCAAGTTCAACACGAACAACAAGAAAGTCATCATGCATATCCTGAAAGAATTTGAGATGCGCAAGAAAGCCAGCGAGTATGCTAGAACGCAGACTGCTCGCACTGGCGAGTTGAACATGAATGTGCTGCATAAGTACAAGTTCAGCAATGATCTGTTCCGCAAGATCACTGTCGTGCCGAAGGGCAAGAACCATGGCTTCATCATGTTTGTTGATATGTCTGGTTCGATGGGCGATATTCTTCGAAACACGATTGAGCAGATGCTTGTGCTTGCGTCGTTCTGTAAACTTGCCAAAGTCCCGTTTGAAGTTTATGGTTTCAGCGACGATTTTTATGGCAACAAGAAGTTGCGCGAGATGATGACCAAAGAACGTTTTGTCTCTAATCGTGCAATTGATATGACGATGACCAGCAATTGGTTTCACCTGAAACATCTGATTGGTTCTTCACTGTCGCCTCTGCAATATCGTCGTGCGTTCAATGCGATGTGCGTTGTTGCCAATGAATATGGTCGTTATTATGATAGTTATGGTTCAAA